TTATTTACAGAAGCAATTACTAGGTCGTTTATTTTTAATGGGTATCTATCTTGATCTGAAAGGGTTGTATCTAGTTGGAACTGTAGATTGAAGCCAGAACGACCATAGGAAGCTTCACGTTCCATCAAATCCTGTGCAGAGAACCTTATAGGGTCTACAGGATCATTAGGCTTTACAAGTCCTTCTGTAAGTTCTTTTTGAATTTTAGGAGCAAGTCTATCTCCATAGTTGTTTTTTAGTTCTGGGTAACGTGCAGTCCATATTCTTGTTTCATATCCTCTTTCTTCCAGTGTTAGGTACACAGAGTTTTCTACTTGTGGTGTACCAAGAAAGGTAATCTTTCCATTTGGTTTTAGTATCGCTTCAAATTCTTTTACAGCTTCACTAAGTTTGTCTCTCATGGGCTGTGTATAAGAGTTGTTAGGAACTTCTACGTCATCTGCTATAACTTCATCTGCCCTAGCTCCTGACATCTGCCCTAAGACACCCCTAGAAGAGCATGAGGGAGCATGATCGGCCTGTGCAGGTTTTACATCAAAACTTACCTTACTGTTTCTCTGGTCGTCTCTGGGGATCAAATCAGCGAGTATTGGCATCTCATTGATAAGACGCATGGTAAATGTAGTAAAGTTGTCGGCTCTATCTTTACTGGCAGATACGACTA